AATCGAAAGATCGTTAAACTGATAAGTATTATTTCCTGCGCTATCAGTACTCAAAGAAACCTGTGTATCTTCAAGAAGAATGAATGTATAGTCTGATTCATCGATCGTTGTTGAAAAGGATTCACCACGGTTAAGAGAATAAGCCTGATTAGTAACACCAGCTAAAGGTGTAAGAGTCATGTTAATGCTTGCAACAGCAGCACTTTTACTCGCGGGGATGTAACCGAGTAACTTTGCTCGAGATACAACATTTGATCGTACCTGAGCAGAATCTAGGAAGGATTCATTCATTGCTACGTGAGCATTCATCGCGTTATAGTGAGTATTATAAGCAAGAACGTCGAGTAAGTTATTTAAACCTGAACCGTCAAAGTCCCAATCGCGGAAAGAAGAATCACCGCGTTTAAAATAATTTTTGAGGTTATCTTTAATTTGGTCGAAATCTAATTCTGTCGTGTTAAACTGTGTTGTCATATTATCTTAGTCTCTGAAGCGCGAATTCGACTTCGGCCTGCGCATTAATTTTTATTACATTAAATTCTATTGAAACACGATATGCATTTGAATCTGAATCATCAAGTATCTGAACTCTTGTCGCATTGATTCGTGGCTCGTGATCTTCAAGTAAACGGTATATTTCTTTCTTCATCATGATCGCAGTAAACTGATCTGCATTTTCAAAAAGAAGAGCAGTTACATTCGATCCTAGCTTAGGTTGGAATGGCCGCTCACCGAAGTTAGTTAGCACCAAATTCTTAACAGCATTTCGTACAGCTCTTATATCAGTGACAGGAGAGATATCCATTTTCACTGGATGTAAATTAAGACTTAAATCAAGATCAGAATACAGCGCCTTTGTCGCAACATTAGAAGAGCGCTGTTTACTATAATCTGAAGTTGCGATACTCATATAATCTATTTATACAACTTTCATGGTTTCAAAGGTGAAAAATCTCGTGCGCGCATTTTGTGACTTTTTAGTTTAGATCTATTCGAGCTCCATCAATATCAATACTACCCGTTACCTGAGTACTCTGACTACCTTTCACGGTCTCGTTATAATTACCTTTCACATTCACAATATAATTCTTATCTACTGTCACATTATAATTTCCCTTTATATGAGTATTACAATTCGCGTCAATCACCAAATTACAATCACCGAGCACGCGGACATTTTCTGAATCAATGATAAGCTTATAATCTTTACCATTTACTACAGTAACATTATTCCCCTTTGCCTGTACCTCGTGATAAGTACCACTCTTATGATAATGCAATAACCTCTCTTTATCTGTAGTATCGTCAATCTCTATTACATGCCCGCTCTCGCTCCTCAATACTTTATTCTTTGGATAGACAGGAGCTGTAGTATCAATCTGAGGAAACTGCTTTACATGCGAAGGATCTACCAATGCTTTCTTATTTAATGTATCGCGTGTAGTATAACTCTCAGCAAGAGTATACTCGCTTCTACTCTGCTCAGGCTGATCATTAGTCGGAATTGGTTTTGAAGGTGATTCTGTAGACTGGTCCAGTAAGGGCCAGTTACCATCCGGATCAGCGAACCCGTTTGTAATGGCCGGTAAAGCACTGGACATGCTCGGTAGAGTACCTATAACAAATGGATCCTGTAGTGCTTCTCCGTCTCGAAAAAATCCTATAACCCAACTGCCTTGGAGTATACCAGTCGCGCTTAGTCCTATGTTTGTCATAGAAGCACTATTGACTGGCATCATAACGTGTGCCCAAGGTAAGTTGGCGGTTGGCATACCTCCGAGGTCCATCTCTTTTACTGGTGTGTGGTAACCAAAGCAACGAACTTTAAGTCTACCCATCTCGGAAGGATCGTTAATATCCTCTACTACACCTGTAAACCACTGCGGTTGATCTTTAAATCCTGTATTCATTCTATTTCATTTGCTCTCGAGTCGCGCTTAACACGGCAGTTAACATAATATTCTCCACCTTCAAAGGTATGTTCTACTGCTGCTATAAAGTATTTACCACTTAACGTTTTATCATATACATCGGTCTCGTCTGTCTCAAGGTATTCTTTTAATATATCTGGATCTAATGCCTTCGGAAAGAATAGTTGTATTACTCGACCAGGATTCAATTGTAAGTCACCATGGAGTTGAATATCATGACTTGTATTGTTTGATAGAGACCTATAACTATTAAGCTTAGCAATAGCTTTCTCTGTGAGATCAGTATACATCTTACCAGAGTCTGTAGTCGATTCAATATCATCAAGATAAGCACCAGAGTTGATTGGTATATACTCTATATGTGCTGAGGTAAAGTCTTTTGCTCCTTGGACTGGAGTATTATTACCATTGGAGAAGACAAACTTATCTGATAGAGTAGTACTTACTTCAAGCGATTCTGTCTTCTCTGGATCGTATGTATAAATGTTAGAGTTATAAGTCTTAGTAGTATAGTCTAAAGAATAGTTTTCTGAGGTATAAGCACCGTTCCTGCTCTGCTCTAGCTTAGATAGTTTAATATTAGAAGAGCATGCGAGTATCCTTGTAGCACGTTCTACATAGTCTGTAGTTGTATTTGGATCAGAAGAGAACTGTCGAGCATCGAAGTAAGTCTGATACACTGGCTCGTTCACTATCGATGTATGGGATACAAGCTGTGTTAGTCCGTTGATCGATTGATAAAAGTAGAACGGAGCACCACTCTGATCATAACTGATAGATCGTAGATGCTCGATAGCAGCGAATGGAGTCATATAAGGGCAGTTCCACTTAATCTTGCTCGCTGTCTCTCCGCTTAAGGCATATTTACTCAACGTTAGGTTACAGTCCCTCTCTAGTATGTTTGATATAATCTTACCAGTCTGCTGATACTCGTAGCTACGGGATATCTTCTTATGGCTCGATATAAAGGCTTGTTCCGATATACCTTGTATTCTATAGACTTGTACATGATTATTCTTTGCAGATCTGCCGTATGTTGGGTATTCTACTATAAAGAATTTCAGCTCGAGAGCCTTTTCGATGTCCGTATTGTGTTCTTTCTGCTTCAAACGTACTGTAACTGTCTCTTGTCCTATACAAGGAAAGCTCTCCATGAAGTTGACACTGTCTTGTATGCTTAGACTCAGTATAACAGTAGGACTATACAGACTTTCTGATAGAGAGAATTTCACTACAAGGTTTTCAATAAACTTGCTCTCTCCACGGTGATTTACCATCTCGATGTTCTCAAGATGATATGCCGATGGATTAAATCGGTTCCCTTTGGCGTCTGTATTCTGATTGTGTGCGGATCCGCTCATAACAATAGTTTCTTATATGCTTCTGCGAAGGCATGTATCTGACTCTTCTTCACTACTTTTATCTTTCTTCGAGCAAAGTTCTTCTCAATTTCAAGCTCGTAACGTGACTGTATGGTTAATCCCGCGGCGCTTGCTGTTTCAAGTTCAGGAGCATAAGGACCATATCGAGTCTCTCCACTCGAAAGGGTGTACGGTCCACGATATGCATCGTATGCTGTCATAGGATCGCCTGTTACGGTATCTGTATAATTGACAGGAGCATCTCGTCCATTCAGATAAAGAGCACTTGCCTGCCAACCAATCAATCCTTTACCGAGTACATAGGCCTCAAAGGCTCGGAGGTATGCTCGCCGTGTAAGGTTTGTAGCTACTACTTGTTCGAATCCGTTTACAGTCGTAGCATAACCTTCTTGAGCCCATGCTAAGGCCTTTTCAAGCCATGCATCGTTCAATTGTTCTACTTGTTCGTAGAGTGGATTCTGTGCATGATAAGGATTATATGTTTCGATAAGGTAATCTGCCTCTCCGCTATAGCCTGTACTCTCGAAATCAAAGAATTTACTCTTATTTGAAATACTATGGACCGATAATTGAAAAAGATCTGGATCAAATCGATCTATCAAAGCATAAGCATTTGAGTTGTCTGTCCTACGAATTCGTAGATACTGGTGTGATAAGTCTAAACCAAGGAAAGAGTTAGAATAGTACTTTGATCCAGTGTCTGCTGCTACTAATCCGCCTGTTCCTGAGAAAGGTGTCGGCAATATTTCTAATACCGAAATATCATCGTGCTGTTCAGCGATATACCTTTCAAGCTCCTGTTCAGACTTAGGCCAAGCTCCAATACCTTCCTTAAGGAAGTCGTTGACAATAAAGAATGTCCAATAGAAGTCTGTAGTGCCATAAAGCTTCTGTGATACTACATCGGGCCTTTCAGATGATCCTATATCGTAGTACGTGTAATTGACATAAGGACCTGCCGCAATGTCGTCTACATCGACGTGTCGAAAGATGTCCTTTATATTAACTTTTTCACCTGTACTGTGAATGTCGTATTGTGTTGTTGGAAAATTTTTAAAGAATGACATTAATTACTTTCATTTGATTTGTTAACGGTTTCCCATACGGCTGGTTGTTCATTTAATCGAGTCAGATCTTCATCACCTGCTCCTTGTTCGGTGGCTAATCCATCTGCACCAATTCCACGATTTGCATCACTGCCAAGTGTTTCAATATCAAACCGTGTTAGAGCTCTTGTTTCTTGGAATGAAATAGATACATCTACTTCAAGAGGTGATCCATCAGTGTGGAAAACTGGTGCAGTTGAGTTAAACGATGATTGTACACCCTGTAAATAACAGGAATAGATCTTTGGAATGTATTTGTTTTCGTTCTTTTGACCATCAAGAAAGCGGATGCGCCATACAGGTGGATACCTTAAAGTAAGATTTTGTTGATTGCCATTTGAATCGGCGTATGTATACTTACGAAATGTTTGGTGTATTTTTTGTATCTCCTGTGCATCTTGCTGAGAACGGGCAATCATTTTAAATTGAAAGCTAAAGGTTCGAACAGCATTACCTGAAAATGTTGTATTCGTATTAGGATTTAGAATGGTCTTTGCTTTAAACTGCAGCTTATCACCATAGCCAGGTAACGCCATAGCGGCTATCGCTGCGATTTCTCCAGCTCTTGCGTCTTTTACTTGACTAAGTAGCGCATTCGATCCTGCTTTTAATTTGTTCTCCGCACCACCAGCAGCAGACTTTCCTGCTTCGATTGCTTGATTCAATGCTCCACCTAAGGCACCAAGGTCAATTGTATTATACGTGGCTTGGTCACTGATTTCAATACCAGCTGGACACGGAAACCAGATTGTCTTTAGTTGTACATCACCAGAGGATGTATCATAAGCAGTGAATTCAATACATGGCCTTTGAGACTGACTACGCAATTCGAGTGGATACATAAGGCCTTCAGCCCCTGAGTCGTATCCTCCTCTTAGTCCAAATCCAAGCTGATCGGTGATTGAACTAACTGCTCCGCTAATTTCGTTTCCTATTAATTTTTTTATTTTTCCAATCATATAAATACCTTTAGTAGTTATTTATAATAAAATCATGGCATATTCGGGACGATATAAACCAAAGAACATAAAGAAATACGAAGGAGATCCTTCTACTATTAAGTATAGATCTCTTTGGGAGAGGCAAGCGTTCAAGTTTTTGGATGCCAATCCATCAGTGATTGGATGGAACTCAGAAGAAGTTGTTGTACGTTATCGCTGTAAGACAGATGGTAAAATGCATAGATACTTTACTGACTTGTTTATCCGCATGAAAGATGGCAAGTGCTTCTTAGTTGAAATTAAGCCTAAAAACCAGACGGTGCCACCAAAACAAGGTGGACGAAAAACAAAGAAGTATATAAAAGAAGTCATGACCTATGCTAAAAACATATCAAAATGGGAAGCAGCTAGTGAATTTGCTCATCGAAATGGTATGACATTTCAGATTTGGAACGAAGATACACTAAAATCACTTGGTATAAAACTACTCACATAGTTATAAATAGACTATATAATGGCAGTTTCATACATAGATAGATTACAATCTCAAGCATATAAGGCTGGAGTTGAAAAGAATACAGAGGAATCGTTAAATTGGTTTAAACGCCAATTGGCAGGAGTAAAGTCGTTTAATCGGCAGAACCTTATAAAGGATGAGAATCTTAAGAATCGTACTCGTCCATTGCCTGGTCGGATGTTTATGTATTTCTACGATCCAAAGCATAAGAAAACCTTACCTTATTACGATAGGTTTCCTCTCATCTTTATGGTAGAAAAGGCAAAGGGTGGGTTCTATGGTCTTAACCTGCACTATTTGCCTCACAAACAGCGGGCCCTCTTCTTTGATAGGCTTACTGATTATTCTACAAATAAAAAATATGATATAACTACTCGCCTACGGTTATCCTATAATCTTTTAAAGGGTGCTTCTAAATTGAAGATGTTTAGTCCGTGCTTTAAACACTATTTGAGTGAACATGTAAGATCTCGCATGGTTGAAGTACCTGCAAGTGAATGGGAATCTGTTTTGTTTATGCCAACCGAAAACTTTAAAAAGAAGAATAAGAGCCAAGTGTGGTCTGATTCACGTAAAATGATATGAGCTTTTTAGATAAATTGAAACAAACGGTCAGTCCAACAAGGATTGATGATTTTAAAGCTACGATTGGTAAGCACGCTGGCCTAGCTCGCACAAATAGGTTTTTAATCTATATGCGGCCGCCGGAACAATCGATTCTTAATATCGACATTCAAAACATAGCAATCACCGCGCTGTCAGGTGATTTTAAATCATCTTCGCTCCTTAACGATCCAAGAGATATTGCTTTGCTTTGTAATCGATGCTCTTTACCTGGCCGTCAAATACAGACATTGGACAATCCTAACATGGGATTTAAGAATAGTATTAAACACCCTACAGGCTATTTCAATGAAGATGTTGAATTTGAATTTCACTTAACAAACGATTATTATATGAAAAAGATGTTTGATAAGTGGATGGGTTTGGTTATTGATCAAGAAACCTATAGTAAAAACTATGATAGTGTCTATACATCGGATATAACGATTCAGCAATTGAATCAAGACAATGTTCCTATTTATGGCGTTGAGCTATTGAATGCTTTTCCTATTACCATGAATGCAATAGAGCTAAACAACGAATCAGGTGACTCTACACAAAAACTAAGCATAGGATTTACCTATGAAGACTTTAAACCATCAGGTGGAATATCCTCAACCTTCGGTGGTATCAAAAACGCGATTGGAGGATTGTTTAATTAAAAGAGTATTAAATTATTATGAATACATTACCAAAACTAGATACACCAACATACACAACTGTTCTACCTTCTACAGGCGAGAGCGTTGAGTACCGTCCTTTTCTTGTAAAAGAAGAAAAGATCCTTATGATTGCGCAAGAGTCGAATGACAATGCTGCAATGGTTAAAGCACTTAAAAACATCGTCAGGTCATGTACAGAAGGACAAGTTGATCCAAGTAAATGTACAGTATACGATATTGAATTTTTGTTTTTACAGTTTAGAGCTAGGAGTGTTGGTGAAACCGCTTCGATTCGTTTAAAGTGCGAAGAGTGTGGCGAATTTACTGAAGTAGAGATTGACTTATCAGAAGTTGAAATACAGTATCCTAAAGATAAGCCAGAAAATAACATTAAGCTTAGCGATAAAGTAGGCATTAAACTAAAAGAAGTGTCTGTAGATGAAGTTGAAACACTATCCGGTGAGACCACCTCAAAAAACTTTAATAAAGCTATTGCCGCTGTTATTGATGTAATCTATGATGAAGATAATGTATATAACGTAAAAGAAACAAGCGCTAAAGAAGTTTCTGAATTCATTGATACTCTAAACCATCACCACCTCGAAAAGATTCAAACTTTTATCGAAAACCAACCGATGCTTAAACATACTGTTAAATTTAAATGTGAAAAATGCGGTCATGAAAATGAAGTAGAGTTGGTTGGACTACAAAGTTTTTTTACTTAGGCCTTTCTCATGATTCTTTACAAAATCACTATCAAACCAACTTTTCTATGGTTCAACACCATAAATATAGTCTAACAGAGCTTGATAATATGATTCCTTGGGAAAGGCAAATTTATGTATCACTCTTATCACAATTTATAGAAGAAGAAAACGAACGATTAAGAAAAACCAATGGCTAGCCAAATTCCATCAGATCCTACTAACGAAAAGATTGCTGACTTAACACAAGACCAACTTAATGTTAGTCGTGGGCAATTCGCTAAGATTAACGCGTCCAATGAAGCATTAGGTGCTGTGATCATGGAGCTTGCCGCATCGCAGGCACAGGCTGAGGAAATTGACGATAAGAAAATTGCACGTGAAAAATTCTATCGTCGTAAAGATTTTATCTTTGACACCATTGTTTCACGTTTTCAAAGAGTCGCTGCTAAAAAGGCAGCAATACAATCTGAAAATCAGTTTAATAGAGATTTAATTGAACAAGAATCTCAAGTAAATGCAGCTTTTGCTATTGAAAAGTCGAGTGCTATAACAGCCACTACTGTAGGGTTCATGAGTAAAGATATCTCACGATTAGCAGACTTCATGATGGGCAATAAACTCGCTGATGAAGAAAACCGTAGAGAAATGCTCGATGCTCTTGGAAAAAATAAAAGTGATCGGCTTGAATTTAAAGAGAAAAGATATCAAGGTTTCTTTAAGACATTGGCTAAAATCGTGATTGGTGTACCACTCTTTCTATTTGGTTTCTTTCAAGGATATTTTGAGTCGCTAGGTAATACGTTTAAGACAGTTGGTAAGTTTATCGATAAAAAGGTCTTTAAAGGTTTTTTTGCTAAGACAGGTGACGCGATAAAAACCTCATTTAGCAATTTAGGTACTAACATCAAAACTAAGATTGGAGATTTCTTTAAACGATTTGGTAAAAAGACTGGAATATCTGGTGCTCTTGAAAAAATTAAAACCTTTTTTACAGCCACAGGTAAGTTTTTTAAAAGACTCATAGGCCCTCGTAATGTAAAAGGAGCATTAAATGCAGTTAAGTTTGTTATTGGCAAAGTAGCAGGGTTTTTCAACATGGTAAAAACTACAATTACAGGTAGTTCGCAGTTTAAACGCTTTGTAGACTTTGCAAAAAAGGCTAAAGGACTTGGCAAGATATTTGGAAAGATATTCTTTCCTATTAAAGTAATTATGGGTGTATTTTCTTTCGTAAAAGGATTTATGAAAGGATACAAAGAAGGTGGAATTATGGAAGGTCTTAAGCAAGGTCTACTTAATCTTTTTGATACACTCATTGGTAGTCTATTAGAATTAGGTGCAAAACTAGCGTCCTTTGTTCTTAAATTCTTTGGCTTAAACAACGCGGCTGAAGCTATTAAAGAGAGTATGG